TCTTTCCAGACTTATTCTGTGAAGATACGGGTGACAATTACGATCTTCACGACCAAGTTATACTATTACACAAAATACAAAGTAAGGGTTTCAACGTAGTTACCTGTGGCGAGTGTGGTTACGTTTTAATCCACGAGATAGGAGAATGAAATGAATGAAGCAGAATTATTAATAATTAAACAGTGTGACGAAAGATTAGACTACTTCTATAAATGCAAAGCTGAGTGGGGTGATGATGATATACGAACCAAAATCGCCTTAGCTGAGTGGGATGTTGTAGATTGTTTGTTGTCCGACTTGGAGATTAAATGGAATTATCCAGTAAAATACAAGACCGAGTATTATGACCACGTTCCAGAACCGCTTGGAATGTCGGACGAGTGTATCATCAACCCAGATTGGGATAACCCCATAGCCTAGAAGGAGAATGAAATGGAAGAAGAGTTAAGTGAATGTTGTGGAGTATCTACGCATGAGTTAGGGGACTTTTACATCTGTTCATCATGTAAAGAATGGTGTGAAATTATTAAAGAAGAAGGAGAATAAAATGCCAGAAGAAGTAAATAAAATATCAGAGCGAGAGGAAGAGTTGAGAATGTTTGAGGACTTGTACAATGACAAGGAGTTTAGACAACTTATCAACGAAACTGGTGCACGAATATAGTTGACGGGCACTAATGAATTGTAATAAAAATAGTTATTGAAAGGATAAATATGATTGACCCACCCATCGACCCACCAGATTCTTACTGGGGTTATGAAGAAGAAGAAGAAGATTACTCACTTGAATTATCAAAAATACAAACAGAAAAGGAAATGGAATGAATAATGATGCACTAAACGAAATGATTAAAGACCTAGAATACTCGATTGAGTTTCACGCCAAGCAACTAGAAGCAAAAAAGATGCAACTAAAAGCGTTAAAGCAAATGAAAGAAGGTGAAAAATGACACTAGCAAAAGCAAACTTAGAGATCGAACGAACAGACCGAGGCTTCAACATATCGGGCTTAGAGTACACAGTCGAGGAGGCAATGTATATTGCTGACTGGGTTGTTACTAAACTACAAGACGAACACCCTACGCAAGAGATGATCGATGCAGAGATTGGTCACGATGAGTGGAGGTTAAAATTCAATGACTAGTATTAACCTATCAGGAATCCAAAGCATAGTAGTCCCCTTAACTATTCAGGTGGGGGACGAAGTGCGGGTGGTGCACGATGTAAACAACAAGTATCAACAGCAAGAGTACGCATTGATGGTGGTTCATGAGGAAGGGGTGGTTGGATACATCCCATGCCTTAACACCATTAAGAAGTACATAAAGAAAGCTGAGGAGGATAATGATCTACGGGCATACAAGAATCAGAGAGAGCGTTATGCAATCACTGATCTTATCCGTAGCAATATCATAAGTGATCTATTTAGAAACCACACTGAAGTGATTGGTAAGATAGGTCGTGTTCAATTAGATGATGATCAAGAAAAAGTGTTGAGTGTGACTGTATCACTTGACTATATGTAGAAAGGAAATGTTATGCCGTATGTAAAAACAGAAGATGTGTGGGCTGTGACCTACGAACACCCTAGCATTGAGCCGATTGGTGCAAACCAGTACCATGTGTACACCTACCTTGAGTGGTGCTACAAGGAGGTAGATAGAATGGGTGAGGGATTCAGTGTAGTAGAAACTACTAACGATAAGGGTGAAGATATATGTTATGTAAGACGCAAACCAGTAGGCAAGGAGGCAGAGGTTAATGGATAAATCAGCACATGCTTTCAATGTAGCCGAAGCGGTGCAGTATGGTATAGATAGAGCGATACTTATACAGCACATAAGATTCTGGTGTAAACAGAATACAAACAAGAAGGATAGCTATCACGATGGGCATGTGTGGATGTTTCAAAGCGTAGAGGATATGCATAAGCATTACCCCTACTGGTCTACTCATAAGCTACATCGATTACTTAGGAGTATGGAGCAGGAAGGTATCCTATTGGCAGGTAACTACAATAAGGTTGGTTACGATAGAACGAAGTGGTACACTTTGAATATCGATATTGTAGATTCACCAAATGGAGATCGTAAGAACGCTGAACCTATACAAGATACTAAAGAAGATACTAAAACAGATACTCTATTTGAAGAGTGTTGGATTCAGTATGGCAGAAAAGGTAACAAGACTACAGCTAAACGATACTGGAAGAAACTAAGCGAGGGGGAGAAGTTTAACATACAGTTAGCTATCCCTCCTTACATAGCCAGTCGTGAGCCTAAGTATAGGAAAGACTTCCAAGGTTGGATCAACCCTATCAATCGTATATGGGAAGATGTGATAGTAGAAGAAGTTAAACAAGAGATAACCAAAGAAATGAAAGGATTCTTAAATTGAAAACAGTACCTCATTCCATTGAGAGTGAGAAGGGTGTGTTAGGTTCTGTTCTGCTAGACTCAAATGTGTTTAGCGGAGTAGACCTATACTCATCCGATTTCTATGATAGAAAGAATGAATTATTATGGGAATCACTCTCTAATATGTACAAGGCGGGCGATGTTATAGACCCGCTCACCATCTACCAGTACCTAGAAAAGAATAATCTTATGGGTCGTATAGGTGGACAGGATTATCTAATCGAGCTTCAAGATGCGGCTCTAATATCAGCACACTCACAGCATTATGCAAGTGAGGTAAAGCGTACCAGTGATTTGCGTAGAGAGATATCTATCCTAGAGGATGGGTTACGAGTTGCCTATGATGGCAAAAGTTCTCTAACAACTACTGTACAAGACCTAACAGGCATGGAGTTGAGCTTGTCTAGCGATAGCCAAGAGCTTGAGATTGATGAGTTGGCTAATAACTTCATCGAAGATTGTGCCAAAGGTAAGGTTGGTCACTTCGGTTGGTGGTGTAATGAATGGACTAGGCATCTAGGTAAGATGAGTTCAGACCTTATGATCTTCCACGCCCCACGATCAACTGGTAAGACGGCAATGATGTTGCAGTGGATAGCCGCATCACACCAAAGCGGGTTGCGTACACCTCTTGCATCTATTGAGATGTTAAAGAAAGAGTTAGCACCTAGGTTCATTGCTCATGTAGGTCAGGTCACTACCTTTACTATGAGAACTAGGGGTCATATCACTAACGATGAGGAGTCACGATCAAGAGAAGCCGTTAAAAATATCAAGGCACTTAACCTTTGCATAAGGGATAAGGCTATGACTATAGATGATATCATACTGTGGGCAACAGCCGAGGCTCGTAATGGTATTGATGCTATCTTTATTGACAACCTACTATCTATATCAGATGGAGGGAAGCAGTATCAGAGCAAGACTATTATGTATGATGACTTCATCCGTAAGTTTAGAGACTTGCGAGATCAGTTAAAGATACCAATCATTATATTAGCACATCCGAATGCTGAAGGGCAGGTGGCTTGGTCTAAGGATGTTGAGAACTTTGCTGATATTATTCTATACATGGCAGAGGTTCCGCCTACTGGTGCTGATATCAATGGAGTAAGGGTCGAACCTATTGATGGTTCAGGTAAACACATACTAGCCAAGTTCCAAAAGAATAGGCAGGGTATTAGTCCAATGGCGAGTCTTAGATTTTACGGGGGCACTCAAACATTTGAACATGTTAGATGGGAGGGTAACTAGTATAAATCCTCAAGAATATCTTGATTACTTGAAAGTAAAATGAGACAAATAACGCAGACGAAAGGGAAATATGTATAAGGAATTATTTGATCACAAGGGATTGTCGATAGTAATTGTAGACTCTAACAACTATGGAGTTTACGACAAAGATAAACCCATCATTAGGTGGGGAGAGAATGGAAAAGAAATCAGCAGGACATACAAGTACAGTTACTTTAGTAACATAGAGTTTTGTGTTAAGTATGTTGCCAAGCAAGTATCAAACAGACAAGCACAAGATCTTAAGTCTTGGCTTGAGTCTTACAAGGAACTAATAATCAAACTTGAAAAATTAATAAAGGAGTAGTATGAACGTAGCAATTACAGATGAAGAAAGACATGCAAACGCAAGCTCACCTCACAGGGTAGCTATCATTGAAAGCCTAAAGTCTATATCGGAAAAGCTAGGAGTAGAATATCCAGAGGTATCTTATGCCGATGTTGGCGAGCAGTACAACGAGCACGTTGCTTGGTTGGCAAGACTAAGTAAGGTTGTTTCACTAATCGAACAAGGAGAATAAGTTGAGTAGAACTAAACCAGTTACAACATCAAGCAATCCATCAGTAGCTACATTTGAATGGTCAGCATCTAGTGGTGTCTTTACAGCATGGCACTCAGCAAAGAAACAAAAGATCGAGATTGGAAATAACTTTTCATTCGCACCTCTTGATCAGCTGTGTGTTATAGGTGGGTATCTTAAAGATAAGGGAACGGCTCGTACCCGTGAACTTCATCACTTAAATAAACCTATCGAAGTTCTCTTATGGAAAGATGGTAAGAGTTCGGTCTATGCATCTGGTATGTATGCCGACATCAAGGGTGATCTTAAATCTCAAGGGATTAAGTTCCGTAAGATTATCTACGCTACACTGCTAGATGACCTAGAGGAGTTTTCTTTTGGGGATACAATCAAGCTAGACCTAGGTGGTGCGGCTATGAGTGAATGGATAGAGTCTAAGATCTTACTTACCGATGGTGTTAAGATTGGAGAGCCTGAGATGGTTGAAGTTAACAAGATGATTAAATTCTGGAAGCCAAAGTTCAATGTGTTTGAGCTTTCGGATAATGAGTCACAGTTGGCTAATGAAGCTGATGAGGTTTTGCAAGATTACTTCAATGGTGAGTACAAGAAGGACGAGCCTAGCAAGAATGTAGAGCTAGAGGAGATACCCTTCTAATGGCATTACCCCACAACAGAACGTGGTACACCAAGAAGCTAGTTGAGAAGGCGAAGCGGTGTGTCAAGTTGCGTGATAATTATATCTGCCAACGTTGTAACAAAGAAGTATCAGGTAGTAACTGTCACGCAAGCCACGTTCTGAACGTGGGAACCCATAAGAATATGGAGTTAGACCCCACTAACATGAAGGTTCTATGCTCCTACTGTCACTTACATTGGTGGCACAAGGATGTACTACACGCTACCGAATGGTTTAAAGATAAGTTTCCAGAGCGTTATGAATACCTAATGCGTATGGCTAAACTTAAATTTAAAATATCAACAGCAGACCTTGCTGAGTTACACGATGCAACTAAGGCTGATGGTTCTGACTATGGGCAAGCGTATTATGAAATAATAAAGGAGATAGTAAATGAATGATTACTTCTTATCTACAATTGTAATTGCTTTATTCACGAGCATATTATTCGGTTGTTTATACTTAGAATTAATGGAGATAACAAATGGCATACAGCTTAAATAAATGTAGAAAGATCAGGGATAGAGTAGATGAAGTCGGTATATATGAAACAGCTTTAGAGTTTGCTATATCATCCGACAGTGTAAAGAGAGCACTAAGATATTTAAAGAAAGATAAATCAGACGATGAAACTATTACAGAAAGAAGAGATTGTATTATTAATGGGGGTAACACTGTACTCTGTATTGGTGATTTGCACTGCCCATTTGATCTTGAAAGTTATTTCGATTTCGTATGTGACATTGCGGATATTCACAAGCCAGATGTTGTTGTTTTCATTGGCGATGTTGTTGACAATCACTACGCAAGCTATCACGAAACTGACCCCGATGGGATGGGCGGCAGGGATGAATTAGATTTAGCTATCGAAAGATTAGCTCGTTGGTACTCTAAGTTTCCTAACGCTTACGTTACCATTGGTAACCATGATCGTATGGTTATGCGTAAGAGCCAGACTAGCCACATACCAAGGAGATGGATAAAGAGTTACTCCGAGGTTCTTGAAACCCCTGACTGGTACTTTACAGATAAGGTAGACATCGATGGTGTACAGTACATACACGGAGAAGCGGGCACAGCTAGAACTAAATGCAAGATGGATATGATGAGCACAGTGCAGGGTCACCTACATACTCAGGCTTATACTGATTGGCAGGTTGGAAGGAAGTTTAAAATATTTGGTATGCAAGTAGGTTGTGGCATTGACTTCAGTAGTTATGCTATGGCGTATGCCAAGGCGGGTAAGAAACCTGCTATCGGATGCGGTGTAATTATTAATGGTGAAGTAGCAATTAACAGGATGATGGAATTATGATAGGTATTACAGTTGAAACAGATGACATGAAGATAATGATTAAAGACAACGATGCTTATACAATTGAGGATGCGGTGGACTTAACATCAAGGGCAATGAGTATTCAGTTCGGAGAAGATATTGAGCTGTCATTTCTACAAGAGGATGACAACATTTATATACAAAAGAATCCGCCTAGAGATAACATTCAACACGAGGGTATGTAATGCTACCAACAAACGCACAACATCGTAAGAGCATTCCAGTCTATACTGGGTTTATTAAATACTTTCCCGATGCTATTGTTGAAGTAACCAAGCAATCAGTAGAAGGCAGTAGGCAACACCACGGAGATAAAGTTTGGTGGGATAAAAGCAAATCGAAAGACGAATTAGATTCACTAATGCGTCACCTACTAGAAGGGGACTGGGCGGCTGTGGCTTGGAGAGCTATGGCTAACCTTCAAAGGGAGTGCGATGTACAAAAAAGTAATATATAGAAACAAAAATACAGGTAAAAAAGAAAGTAAATGGTTTGAAATTAAAGGACGCAGAAACGGAAGTGGATTACATATAGATAAAAACACAGAAGTAGAAGCGATAAAATTTATGAACGAACCACATGTTGATTATCTCGGTTCTTTTTACCATGAAACTAAGAGGGGCTAGTCGCCCCTTTTTTATTTGTCTAGCTTGATTACTTTAACGTAAGTCGAGCCTCGATAGTTGAGAGTCACTTCCATTGTAATACCTCCAATGTTAGTGCGTTCCTTCGTACACTATGTACTACTTCCGAGCAAGAGCTTGAACGATCTTAATGCCAATATATAAAAACTAAATTCATTGTCAAGAAGTTAAAGGAGTTATTCTAAAGTGTCCTATCATTAACTCAATGGTAGATTCACCATACAACTGCTTACAAGCCTTATCTAAAACTGTACCTCTATTATACTCAGCTACTTCGACAACTGTTTCATTACCTTTCGAGTCAACAACTAAAAACATAGACATACGTCCTCCATTAAAATTAAAAGAATTAAATGGAGCGTTAGTAGTTTTAACGATGAGCTCCACCACCGCAGAAAGGGGGAAATGTAACCCCTAGGATAACTACCTAACCAATAACAAATTATTTTACTTGAGAGCTGCCGAAGTAAAACCCGACAAGTGCTAACATAGTCTGACGAACTTCAGGCAGTAACACATAACCCTGCAGTTCAACCCAACCATTTCCCTTGGAGAATAAATTACCAAAAATAAATCCGAATATACCGCCCGTAGGATTGGCTTCAATAGTAACAGGCTCGTTAAAGAACGCAAGAATAAACGGAGCAAATATAACAGCGAAGAGTGTACACAACGCAATAGTTCTGCGGACGACTTGTCCTGCTACCCCATCTCGTTTAGCCGCACGATCAGCCGAGTCATCAGCTACTCCCTGCTTCTTAAGCATAGACTCTAGTTGAGCTGCTTGCGACTGTGTTTGTGCAGCTATTAACTTCATTACAAATCCAGATAGCGAACCACCTAGCATTGCGATTAACTCCATACTCATTTATACAACTCCCGTTCAATTACATCTAATCTAATATTTTGTTCAGCATCCAATGGGAGCATACCTCCAGACTCCCACTCATCAATCCATTTTTCACTAGCTTTTATATCGTCTATCATCCTTACTTGCTCATGCTCCAGTAGCATTATACGCTCATCCACATGAAAGTAACCAACGACTGCGATAGCAACCCCGCCAATAATTGATAGAAGATTCCTTAGGGGAATAGTTATATCTGTGTTCTCTTCTATCTTTGGCATTAATAACTCTTGCGTTTAGTCATCTTCTTTTTCTTCTTGCCGTAACTAACATCCTGACCACTAGACTTAGCATACGCTTTAGCCTGAGCCATTCCTTTTTTAGTGTACTTGAAGTGTTTGTTTCCCACCTTTGGCATAACTATCTCCTTACCACTTTACTTTGTTTGCCCAGTATGCAGCAGACATTACACCCTTTGCAATGTTCTTACGATGCCGAGCCTTGAATGATTTACGTTTCATCTTCATACGCTTTGACTCACCCGCTTTAGGTTTACCTGCTGTAGAAGCTCCCTGTTCTCCAAATCGAATTGTCTTTACCTTACCACCTGACTTAGCTACAACAACGTGAGACTTCTTGGGATGACCAGATGTACGCTTTGGTTTGTTGTAACCACTAACACCTATACGCTTTAATAGTGACTGGCTCATCTGTACCTCGATGTTTTCTTGGCTATATATTTTGGTTGCTTAACAAACTGTTTACCCTTCTTCTTTCCCTCACGTTTGGCTTTGGTTGTTGCCGCATACTCTGCAGAACTAAGAGCTTTGATCGCAGCTTCGGGTAGGTAACGCTCACCAGTCTCGCTAGACTTCTTGCCAGATTTAGTACGCCACTTTTGCTTTGTCCACTTCTTCAGTGATTTCTGTGATGGCTTCATCGATACCCTCCTCCTTTAGCCTTATACATACGAGCTAACATTTGTGCCTTGCGAGCAGACCACTGCCCTGAGCTACCGCCTTTACTTCCCGCTTTGATCTGATTAAACAAACGCTTACGCATTGTAGGCTTAGTGTAGTTGCCAGCTTGATTAACTTTGGATGTGTATTTCTTAGCCATATTAACCTCCCTTTAACAGCTTGTTATAGTTTCTCACGGCACGATTGCCAACCTGTCCCCAGTAATCACTGTTGATCATATTAATAGAACGGGGGTCTTTGTATCTTAACTCACCAGCCGCAGCTTTCCATAAGTTATCATGTTGTCTAGAGTCGCTATACTTAGGAGCATTAGTAGCCAGCATATACAAATTAGTAAACTCTTTTACCCAGCCTCTACCCATATTGAAAGTAAGATCAATCATAACCTCTTGTCTAGCCTTGCTCATCTTATCAAACATAGGTATAGACTCAGCAAATTCCATAGCGAAACTTGAATCAGAGTCAAACCAATCATCAGCCTGTTTAGTAGAAATAACCTGACCCTTCTTGGTTATTGGGTCTCCATTAAAATCGAGATCGCCATCTAATATTTTATGCCCGTAGCCAGCGGTTAAATACCCACGACTATCAACATAGGAAATCATTTGTCCACTATCGTTATACTTAGAGCCTTCATTGGCTTTTAGCATAGATGTAACTTCTTCTTTTTGGTACACTTTACTCTCCGAGTTTTTTGGAAATACTAATAACCAAGTAAATAATAGTAAGAATCGCCACAATCGCAGACAACACTTGGTTGACGTTAACCAAGCCAACGCTTGAGATGAATCCAACCGAACCCACACATCCCTTTTCAATAATATCATTCATCTCCAATATTCCCTAATCCATAAGCCTCAGTAGCTAACAAAGAATTCCGTTCCTCTATGGTTAACCAGTCATCAATAGTATATCCGTGTAATCCGAGCCAGTCTTCCCAATCCTGCATATCATCGTAGGTTATAGCGGGTGTGCGGTAGGTTGCCGCTTGCATTGCCGCTAGTGTGATAACAACTGTAGTGCCGTCTATTGATAGAACCTGACCTATCGTGTACTCGCCTAGTGTCTTGTACTCGGTTGGGTTGCCTTCCTCATCTTCCTCGGCTACAGCCCAGTTAGCATAGTCGGGCATTTGCTGATCAAGGAACGCTACAGGTACTTCCAAGAACGCATAAGCTACTCCATTAGTGTGTAGAAACTTATCGTACTTATGTGGTTCAAGGTCTGTTAAATTATCCGACATAAGCTCTAGTCCTTGTTAAATCTGTTCCTGTTAAATTAGCTTCATACTCAAGAAACTGAGTAACATTTCCATTGTCTTTACGAATGAATAATTGTTGAGAACCTGAATCATTATTATCGATAGCAAATATTTGAGTAGAAGTAAGCTCTTGTAATCCAGTTTCAAACCCGCACTCAGAGCCGTTATGAACGAACCCTGCGGGGTTGCTAATAGTTGTGTTACCTGTGGCGTAGTCTGCACTCACAAGCGAACCTGCTGTGTCTGCTACACGAGTACCCCAGAATGTTGCTGTACCACCAGAGCCTACTGTAACTGTGCCGTTGTTGCCGTTTCCTGAGTTGTCTATTACTGTTGTAGCTCCGATATTAGCTTGAAAATCTACATCAATAAAAGAAGATTTAACGGAATGAATAGTACCTAAATAATCATCAAGGTTAAACTGGTCTGCACCAATTTTTAGTGGTCTACTTGAGCCTACATCAAATGCGGCTGTAGCAACGCCTGTCGCTGACTCGGTTTCAATAGTAGCTCCTGTATCAGCATTAAAAAGAACAAGTGTAGCTGTACCTGCTGATGAATCATAATCATAAGTTACTTTGTATGTAGTTCCATCCGCAACACAACTGTTAGTAGATGTTACTAAATTTAAAATATTATTTCTAGGAACATCGGCAGTTCTAAATGAAATTCTGTCGTTTGTACCATCCCACTTTATTCCAAATCCCGACCCGCCTGAAGGTCTACCCATTGAATACACAATACCGCTATCCGCTTCATCTTGTGGTGTAAACACTACCTCAATAGAATCAGATGCAGGTATAGCGTGTGTTCCAAAATCAACTAAGTCAGCCGTACCATCAAAGGTAGCAACCTGTGTAGTCTTGGTGTTGAGTGCGGGTATTCGTTTTACTGTTGTAGTGCCAGTACCATCATTGGAATAATAAACGCCATTTACTTTGTCGTATAAGCCATTTGAAGATGGAACAAAATCTCTAACAAGAACACCGCTATCGTCATAAATTCTATAGTATTCTAAATCTGCTTGTACGAAGCTGTCTGCTGTGCCATTCAAGTTTCTAGCACCAACGTATAACTCGCCAACAGTAGCACCTGTAGGTGACACCCCAGAATTAATAACCTCTACGCCATCAACAAACCCTTTACCACCTTGTATTTTATAGGTCGTAAGTTTTGAATAAATACTAGAACTTACAGATGCAGTATTATTAAAACTTTTATAACCAAGGCGAAGTACGCTAGATGTATTTCTTCCTATAAAAAATCTATCTACTAAATTAAACGACCCCATATAAGCGTTATCATTTTCAAGTTTAGCTCTAAATTCTAACGTATAGTTATCGTTTGCTACTACACCAGTTTCAATGTAATCATCTATACCATCAAATACAGCATTACCACTAAATCCATACTCGTGATTATGCGAAGCTCTTGAGTTTTCTGTATCCCAAATATCTGCACCTAATGTAATGTGGTTGCCTTCGCCTCCTATATCAAAACACCTTGTGCCAGAGCCTTCTTGCAATGGATATTTCCAGTTATTATAAACAACATTAGTAAATTTAATCTTACTATAAACAGATCCCGAAGTTCCTATTCTGTTAAGTGTTACACTATTCATATAACTATTTTGAGCTAGGGTTGTTAAAGTTCCTGTCTCTGAAGCAACAGCACCCGTATCTAAGTTTGTTAATGTGCAAACTAAAGTATCTGCGGATGTCCGTTCATATTTAATATTATAATTTACATTGTCAGAAACTGTTAAAGTAGAAAATGTTAAATCGTTTACTAGTCCATTGGTTCGGAATTTAGGAACATTTCCAAGAATAACAAAACAACCATTTACACTCGAACTACCTAATAAAGCGTGACGATTACTTCCACCTGTACTTCCGTGAACTAATATATCAGCTGAGAAAACCGAACCAGTTGTAAATATTTGTCCAGTAGACATTGTGGCAGTATGACTAGAACTGTTGTCGGTTTTAATACAGTTAGTATTTTTTAGGTTAACACTTGCACCCTGAGAGTTAGCGAGTGTTTTGCCATCTGCTGTAGGAATACGAAGCCATGACTTTAAGTTGTCATTTATAACGGGTAGCAACCCTCCAACACCAGCACCGAATGAACCGAAGCCCGCTCCAAACGAACCAAAGCTCATTACACTTCTCCGAGTGACACCACATTAATAATCGCAGAGGTAGCAATACGCTCACCTGCACGAACAATAGTAGTGTAAGAACTCCCGAATGTAACCAGCTTACCTAAGCTGTATCCAGTGCCACTTCCGTTAGGAACAGTAGATGTTCCATTAGGTGTTACTGACACATACGCATCTGCCGCTGTTGGTGTGATTACAACATGACGATCACCAGTTGTATCCCATACAGTTGTAGACGCTGCCGCTAAGTTCTTTGCAGTTGACACCTTTAAATGTGCAAACTGTAATTTATTTTTATATTTATCTTCTGCTATTTGTACGCTCATACCTTACCTTACCTTTATGTTAATTAAAATTGTGTTGCACCTGTTATAACTGCTACCCCAGAATCACTAGAGTGATTTCTTAAACATTTCATTTTAAAAGTTGTTTGTCCTAATGATGGATTAATTGGAACTCTTGCAACAAAATCCATTCTACCAGAATCACCACTACCTCCAGCATTATCAATAGCTATTTCTCTATATGTTCCATCTGGATATTCAGCAGAAAATCCTGTTGCCCCAACACTTACAATTATAGTAATGTTTATATGTATTTCAGTACATTTGTTAATATCTAATGTAGGAGTATTTCCTGCACCTGTAGATGTAAAATCACTAAGATTCCAAGTTGTTTCATTGCCAAATGATGATCTAACATCTGCCGTAAATGTTAAGGGTGTGCTTCCATTAGTACCATTAATAGCTACAAACGTAGGTTGTATTGCGTCTACATACGCTTTAATAGCTTTAGCTGTAGCTAATTCACTGTGAGTATCTGTAATAGAAGTTAAGTCCGTATCAATAGGAATCTCTCCCACTGTACCAGCTGTGATCGCACCTAGTGCTCTAAGGTTAGTTGTTACATCTTGCAGCTTTGCATAAGTAACCTGATCGTCCTGTATTCTCGATGTTTGTACAGCGTTGTTAGCTATTTGTGCGGACTGCACGGAGTTATCAGCAAGCATAGCGTTCGTTATGCCATCATCCTTAACTGACAATTTGCTATTACCATCTATTTCTATAGAGGTGTTATCAACATTAGCCGAAATCTGATTGCTTTCTACACTAATGCCAGCTCCGCCTGCTACAACTCCAGATGATACTAAGTCAATAGTTGATACATTTCCTGATGCATCATAACCCAATGCTTTATTCTTACGAGAATTTACATTACCAACAGTGTAACTTAATCCATTTGGGTCTGTTACTGGATGAATAATTTGTCTTGTTACTTCCTCATTCTGTTGTTGGTTTTGTGCAACCACTCTATCCAATGCTTTGTTTAACGCTGTAGGATCAATAGTTGAACCCTCTTGTAAATCATATTCTTGTGTGTAAGCAACGATCCTGCTGATAGTAACAGTGCCACTAGCATATCCAGTAACAGTGGTAATTACTGCACCCTGTGCTGGGTCTCCATTGGTTGGTGTAATATTAAATTCATTAGCAGCAGTTGGAGATGAATTGTAAACTAAAGTAGTAACTGCTGTTACGTCTACATTTCCAGATGCATTATATCCAGACACAGAAACAGATATATCCTCATTATTAAAATATGGAATATTAAACTGATAACTGGTTGTCGCAGTTGTCGGTGAATATGAAACTTTATTATTAGTTGTTGATAACGCCATGTTGTCCCTCGCTAGTTGTTGTATATAAATACTGCATTATTTGTCAAACACTTATCTTTATTTTTTAGGTTCCTTAATGCCTGTAATTTCTTTAATACCTTCTAATACACCTGAAGATTCCATAATTACATTATAAGCTCTTCTTCCAAAAACAGTAGGCAATCCAGTAAATGGTGCAACACCAAATAAGAATGCATTAAAATATTCTTCAGAGGTTACCTCCTGACCATCCACCAGCTTAAACATTATCTTACCAGCATCCTCAAAGGTTGAAACAATGGGCTGATCAAAGCTGTAACCCTTATAGCCTTGCAATATAGGACCACCGATTAAAGGTATTTGTGCAAAGAACTGATCAGCAAAAACTTCTTTCAGTAAATCTTCTTTCTCGTCGGGCAACACACGACCATTATTGATTTGCCACATAGTCATAGCAGATAAAGCTAAACCTGTTTGTTGCTGTATAGCTGGTATAAATGTACTCACATTCCCAAGCCGTCTTGGTATATCGTATGTTTGCATATTCCACATTTGATTTAACTGGTTCGAGAACATTAAAGACCAGTTAAGAAACTCATCAGTAGTGTACATCAAAGGAAGGTCTGCAGCTCTAGCAGTAGGCTGTGTTCTAAGTGTAGCGTTTCTAGCAGCATCAATAGCCGCTTGCTCAGAGAAGCCATCCTCAATCTTTTTATTGTACACAGCCATCCACCCAGTGCTTCTTACAAATCTATCGACCTCAACAATACCTTTAAAACCAAGCTCACCTATTTTATTTATATAGCGATTGTATTTATCAGGAGATGTCTTTTTCATTTCGATAAGCTCACGAGAAATAACGCTTTCAAGAATGATAGGATCTTTCTTAGCTACAAAATCTAAGACTGCATTCGACCCATCCTTTCTAAACGCAAGAGTTGCTTGATCAATAGCAGCAATCAAATGAGCTGGAGTTGTTTCTCCTAAATAATAATTAACAGAAGGCATCTGTTTCAATATGGTTTTAAAGTTTAAACCAAGAGCACTTCCTGCAAAGTTACCTCTTAACTGTCTTGATATTAACTCTAAGTCGCTTTGAGCTTTGTACACCGAGTTCGGGTTATTAATTAATTCTACCTGTCTATCTAAATACCGAAGAGCCTTATCGCCAAATTCAGATTCAATAGTGCCTCTTAATACACGATCAGATTTTATTTTGTTTAACGATTTTGCTAGTCCAGCGTGAGCGATGTAGTGCTCCTGCATGGCTGTCTGTCTAGTCCAAACATAATCAATATTAAGATTAACTGGTGACTGGAACCCATCATTCTCCTTACGATCTAAAACAAACTTGTCATTAGGAAGCTTTTCTGTGTAGTCAGAAGTTTTAACAAGCATGTCCATAAAATCTTTAGAAGATTCCATCGGCACATCCCTACGCTCTAATGAGAAATAATTTTCTTCTATTGTTAATATTTTATTTTCAGTAAGACCTAATGTTTTTTCTACTCTGCCTTGATTGTATTGGAAGTCATATAAAAAGTATTCTGCTATTTGCTTTAAATGAATGTCTGTTTCTACATGATTAAGAATCTTAGCTAAATGCGATTCTGCGTCAGATATATTTTTAAAGTTGCCGTTTATAAGTGCAGCTCTTCCTATTCTATTTTTAGATATTGCATAAGCACCAGCTAATTCTCTACGCTCATACTTAATACCATCAATAGTAACAGGTGCTCCTAGAGTTTTAGATGACTCGTTTAAATCCTGTAATAGTAAATTATAGCTTTCGTATCTAGCTGATCTCATTTCAACCATATCAGCGTAAGCTCTATTTGGCTCCACAACAAATGTGTTATACATAGGACCATCAAACTTAGCCCTACCTCCATCCAACATATCAAAAAATCTTTGCGGTCTTATTGCTTCTAACTTAAGCGTAGGCTTTCTTACCTTGGTTCCTTTTACAATGCTCTCCTCAAATGTAAAAAATTCTTTTACAAAAGGATCACTAGGATTAGCACCTCTAATCGTTTCGCTAAGGAACTCATAGTTTTCTTTTATTTCAAGCAATCGCTCATTAACTTGATTATTAAACTCTTTATTTCTTAAACGAAGTTTTGTTTTACCTAACTGAATAAGTCTTTCTTTTTCGTTTGCAAATGCAACTAAATCTTTTGTTGATAAGTTCTGCACAGGAGTCTTGCGTAATTTTTTAATATAACTTTGCGGAAGTTGTGCATCTGGGTGTTCTTCCATATAACGCAAACTTGCTTCATACCTAGCAATCATTTTATCTGATGTATTCATACTAATAGAGCTTTTAATCTCATCAGCTGCTTTTCTATATTCAAAATCAATATTGGGAACATTCTTAGTAATAATAGCAGAAGCCTGCTCTCTTACTTGTTGATCTAATAACTTAGGTATTTCTGTATATGCTTTATTAATAAACTTTAAGAATTTTTTATCACTAGTTCCTATAGCTTTAGATTGTTTTTCATACTCTCTAATAATTTGTGTATTTGTTGTTAACCCCTTAACGATATTCATTGCACGATCTTTTGCTTCGACCTTAATTCTTTGGGTCTCTTCTTTCCTAGCCTTTTCTTTTTTCTTCTGTTGCTCTTTAAGTTTACGCTGTTTAATCTTTAAAGCGTCTAGCCTATCCTTTTGTTTTTCTACACGAATATCAGCTTTAATTTTTTCAGCAACCTTTGTTTCTTCCTTAATAGTCTTAGCACTCTTTTTAGAAGATGCCGCAAGATACTGAAGTGATTTCTTAAGCTCTGCATACTCAGTAACAACTTGAGATACCTTTGGCTTTCTGGGTATTATATCACCCTTCTTAGCCTTCGTCTTGCCTTTGTCTGGTGCAAACTCTTTTAGCTCTGCGTCTGTGGTAATAACCTCAGTACGTTTATCACTACGCATAATCCGCTCTAGGTTTTCCATAGCCTTAGATATCTGCTCTGCTTTAATTTGCATCGAGGAAGGCTTAATCTCTTCTACAAACACAGGTGGCATCTTGCCCTTAGAAAGAGAGGTTTGTATAGTTTTTAATTCATCAACAGAAAAATCTCTTACATTAGTACCATCTTCACCAGTTAATATTTCTTCATTTTTATCTAAGTCATACAAAGATTTTTGACCAGCTTTTTTAGCAAACCTTACTCCAAGATCTTTGTATTGCTTGGGTACTACTATGTTAAGATCTATAGAATATTTTTGCTCGCCCTCCGTTGTTTCAGGTTTGTATATACCAGCTTTAACTAAATCAGAAACAATAGCACCATCATTACTTTGAATAAATTTAAGAACATTGTCAGCAGTTAAATTATCTTTAGAAATCATAGATTCATTATTTACTTTAAAAGAAGCAAAGGGAATAGTAACACCGCCATCGTTATATCTAGTACCATCAAGGTTATATGTTTCGCCACCCTCTACGCTTAACGGAAGTGCTTTAACTTCTTCAGTATTAGTGGCAACAAAATCGTCTAGTTTTGTAGAAGTAAAATTACCACTAGTTGCAACTGTTACATTATCTTTAAAGGAAGATTCTACTGGTAGCGAATCAAACATTATAACCGCTGGTCCAAACCTAGGATCACCTTCAACTATATAACCCTGAAACCCTGCATCCTTTATTGCAGTTTCATATTCTGAAATATCTCCTCTTGGAAAATTAAGTGGGTTATCATAAGCAGGATAAAGTTTATCTAACTCAACAGAAGTAATATATCTATTATCACCTAAGCCACTTTCTTTATTGTAACCCTCAATCCCAAAGTATGACTTGTTAACACCGCCTCTAAATCTTTCACGACCCATAAGTGGACCAGTACCAGCAAGCTCTGGGTCAATTACTTCTAATCCCTCCTTGGGAGAGAAGTGTGTTAGTTGTAACTTATTATCACGTCTTACCCTAACATTGATTTTTTCTAACAACTTTTCATTTTGCTCTGCAGTACCCTTGGGGGGTAAATTATTAATTGTTACTGGATTGTTGCTCTTGACATCTCTTAAAGAACCCGTAGCGGGCTGATATGCTTTTAGTACAGGATATCTTGATTTTATTGCAGGGTCAACAGGTTTCGCATATATCCCTTGCTCCATAAACATTATGTTAGATAGCTTTATGCCTTCACCTCTAGTCATTGAGTCACGCCACAAATCACCATAGGCTGATCGTAATGTTTCTACATATCTTGCAGATGCTCCCTTATCTACTTTATCAGTCTCCCTAAAGAATTGAATTGGTTTTGACTGAGCTTCAAAAAAAGCTCGTTGACCAGAACCACTAGTGCTCCTTACCATTGCTGAAAAGAAAGCATCTGCTGTAGCTATTGGTATTGTTTGGCTCATTTGAATCATAAATCTTTCTGCGTATCGAGCAACATCTCTTTGTGCTTGCCTTTGTATTGAAGTGCCATATTGACCAAAAAGATTTTTTAAACTTTCCTCTAAAGAGACTTCTGGTTTAGTTAACCCTAGCTCATCAGCATACATTGCACCCGTTTCAAACGCATCAGCATATTGACCGCCTGCTTTATACTGCTGTTCTTCTGTCGACCAAGTAGCTGTTATACTAGCATTCATTGCTAAATCAGTTAAGTATGTTAATGCTTGAGCAGGAGCTCTTGAAGAAACAATACCAGTGTTAGCATAGCTTAGTATTAAACCAAATGTATTCATTTGCTCATCAGTAGGAACATACACAGGAACACCACCTACAGTTGTTTTTTCAAACCCATCCGGAGTGTTTAAAGCCCCAGCGGTTGCTAAAAATAAACTCCTACCAAATATTCCTTTTTGATATTCAGCAGCGGTAGTAGCTGGCATCTTTAAAAAACTAAATTGCTTTCCTGTAGCTGCACTAAATGATTTCACTCCTTGAGCCATTAGCCAAATGTTTCCTGCTAAATCGGTTACACCTTGAGTATGTTTAGCCCACAAAAAAGGATTTATTTGACCAGCTAAAAAATAATCATTCATGTACTCACGCTCGAAAGAAGTCATATCTTCAATTAAACCTTCTGTCCACGGAGTAGGAATATTTACTTTATCTCCTATGTTAACAACAAAATTACCTACAGCTTTTGTTAACGACCTAGGAGCCATTCCCCCATAATATATAGCAGTATCTATAGCATCATTTTTATAAAGCACTTCTAATTGTTTGGCAACTGTATCAGGAATATCGTACTGTCTCCACTTAGCTCTTTCCATTAGCCCATCAAATCTTGATAAACTCTCTTCTTTTGTAGGGGGTCTTTGTTGTAAGGTAAAAGATGGTGCAGGGTAAATGGTAGTAGCCTTTTGACCTAGTTGCTGTTTAGCTATTTCTTGCTGTAAAGAAAGGTACTCGTGATAACCAATTTCTTGATCACCATTTAAATAAGTAGGATGATTCAATAAAGAGTTTAATTGATCATATATATCTTTATGACTACCCTCTGGTAAATCAAATGTAGCCCTACCAACTCTTAATACATCTTGTGGGGCAATGCCTGTTCTATCACTAAAAAACTTAGAGACTGCTACACTCGCTAGATAGTTATCTTTGCTTTCTCCTCCAGCCTCTGCCATCTCAAGAGAGTCAGGATTAATCGCAGACTGAACCTCATCCAAAGGACGAAGCATAGGAGTAGTTATAGATGGGTACTGTTGAGGCTTGCTGATTAGTTGTCCGCCTATTACAATAGGAGGCTTAACCTCTTTACTCTCATCAGGAGGCAACAAAGTATCAACATCCTCTTGCTTAGGAGTTGGTTGAAACTTAACATTAAATTCTTTTTCGTATGCTGAAGTAATTTCTTCTCTTGAAAAACCACGCTCAAGACCTACCTTTGCAAACTCTTCAAAACTAATTGCCATACTACTTAGCCTCTAATCTATCAAAAACTTCATTAATTTCTGTCATCGTTTGAGGTACTGTTAATGCTGGTGTAACCTCAGCATCTTCTAAACCAAAGTTCAAATCAATGTCTACCATACCATCAGTTGCGTTTACAAGTTCTATATTTGAATTAATATAATTAATATTCATAAACTCAAATAACTTTGAATCTATTTCTTTTGGAGTTGGTGTTCTTCCGGCAGCTCTTTCGCCACTGTACCAATTATTTATATAAGTAATCATTTCAGCTTTTACTTGGTTAACAACATCCTTTTGAGCTTCTAGTGTAAACTCTTGCAAACCCATACTACCTAGTAGCCTTGGTTTAAAATCTTCACCAATAGTAGATGCATTAACACTAATAAAACTACTAATTCTGTCAGATGCGTAGCCTATTCCAGTCTTACCTCCAACAGAGGGACCATCTAGCAAAGCCTGATCACTTACTCTTACCAAGGTATCTTTAAGAGATTTTGGCATTGGCGTTGTTAATAGTTTAGTTCTAACATCTGCAATTAAATTAGGATTCCCCTTAGCTGCTGTTATCTGACCATGCAAGCTAACAAAGTCGCTTACCATTCTTGGAGTTGCTTGCTCTATATTAGGAGGATTAAGTAAATCATTCTTTAAAGTTTTAAAAGTAGTTCCATTAATTGTGCCTTTATCTAAAGCTGACTGAAGATCTGTTAACTTTCCATTTGGTGTTTTTGCATTATAATCAGAATTAGTATTGTAAAAGTTATCAACAAAATTGTTACGCTCTTGAGTTTGCATACCCTTTACAAATGTTTCAAACTCTTTTAAATCTTTTGAAGTTAAATTAAACTTAATACTATCTTCAGCAAGATTAACCCTTTTCACAACATCACTAGGTGCTTTGCTTTTCCACTCAGCTCCGTAATCCTTTTCAAGACTTGGAATTATTTTAGCTAAATACGCTTGGTTTTTTCTCTGAACAGCAATATTATTTAATGTTCCCTGAACATCACGAGCAGCATCAGTTCTATATATTTCCATCTTTTGAAGCTCTTCTTGTTCTAGTCGTTCTTTTTCTAATTTAAACAGACGCAGATCTTCTGATTGTTTAAATCCAACTTTTAACTTAGCAGCAGTTCCATAATCAATTGTTCCATTTTTAACCCTTTGATCTTGTGCATAGTTATACTGCTCAATAGCAGATGTAAAAGCTTCAGCCTTTTGACTTCTAGGATCTGTAGTTAAGTTATTTAACTCAGCTGATGCCGCTAGGTCTACAAATTGCCGATCAGATTCTTCCCTGCTAATATCAGTGATTCTTTTTAGAGTAAGAACATTAGTATCATTTAAACCCTTTTCAAAGGTAGGATTAACTTTTCTCCTTGAACCCTTGCTTAACTTAGAGGTTTCAAAGGATTGCCTTCTTTCCCCTATGTAATTTTCTTGCAGTCGTTGAATAACATCTGCATTCGTTTCGTTTTCGATTGCAGATAAGTAGGTTTGTTGTGCATTAGCATTTTCTCTATTAAGTCTAATTAACTCACCTTCATCACGACGATCTGTATATTCTTGGAAGGCTACATTAGCAGACTCACCCAAAGAAGAAAACAACTCAGCCGCAGCTCTGTCCTCAGCACCAGCTGTTTGAATCATAGCAGACTCTAACCCAGATGGCATTTGAGATAACTCTGGTGATCTTAGTCTAGTGTCCTGTTGAACTCTTTTTAGTTGTATAGCCATTATGTTGTCCCTCCTTTAGCTAGTGCTAATCCTGCAGAAGCTATACCCGAATACAAAGAAGCTGTAGCCTGTGCGTCTACACCAGCTAATTGTGCCTGAGATTTTAAGTTAATAAACTCTCTTTCTTGCTCTGACCTAGCAGACTGAATATCACGATCACGAATAACCAAGTTGTTATTCATTTGCCTCATTGTTGCATTTGCAATTAGTTGTTTTAAATCACCACCAGATTGTGGGTCTCTAGCTCCACGAGCGTACACATTCATTTCATCCAGTTGATTTTTATACCTTGCTTCGGTATTAACTGCTGTAGTTAAATAAGAAGCAGTCTCCTCTGCTGCGTCTCGATTATATTTATTGATTGCTAAATTATAATCACGAATAGACTTAATTATCTTTTCTTCTTTTTTTCTAGCCTTGCTATCAAAGTAGCCAGACAATCCGCCTAAAATTCCACCAACAATTCCACCCACTGGTCCACCAACCATTGCACCTGTAGTAGCACCACTAGCAACACCACCTGCTATTTCCCTAGCCATTACGCTCCCTCCACATCAACATTAGAAGTAATACTTAAAACTGTCATAGGATACGGCAGATCTTGTTTAACTTCAATTAATTTTTCTCGTTCAAAATCCGTAGCAACAAAAAACCTTTGCTCGCCAGCTCTTAGGGTTAATGCTTTACCTACACTATCTTCTGTAGAAGCAGCTGAAAAATTACTCAGTTGTCTACCAGACTCTCCAACCTTACCAGCAATAGTATTAAATAATTTAACAAATATTTTAGAAATAGCTTTAACACGACCTTGAGATATTCTACCAACTAAAGATGGCTCTATAGGCATAGGAGACACTAAAGATGTATAATTTAATCCTGTTAATATTTTATTGTAATAATTATCCAATGTAATTTTACCATTAATATCAACAGTCTTATTTCCTATAAATGAGTCATCACCCAAAACCTGAACAGTTTTACCTTGAATATGACCAAGCTCTGTTACCTCATTATAAATGAACTCAAATGTTAAAATAGATGGAGCAACAAAATTATAATTAAGTATTAAACTATTGCTCCAACCTGTAGTGGGTGCGTGTATATCATTTAAATCAGAAGAAGAACTAATCAAAGTGCTTCCACCAAAGAAAAAAGCTCTAAGATCCCAC